TTGACGTTCACCTTGTATTCGCCCTGCACGACGGCATACCCAACGGCGGTTTCGCCATCTCTGCCCGCGATGGTATACACATCCCGGTCGGGCATTCCCGGCGGATATTCCTTTTCGATGGACAGCGCCGGATGCACGCCGCACAGATCCATGCCGCAAAATCTCAAGTGTTTTTCGCCTCCTTACGCATTGTTTCGGGCGGCGGCCGTTCCCTGAAGCGTGTCGATATGCGGGAAAAACGCTTTCGCCATCGCTTTTCCATCCACGTTCACGCTGACGGCGAGGGACTGCGCGCCAGCCTTGTCCGCGCCCTTGGTCGAGCCGCCGGAGGGCATCGGCAGATCATACAGGCCGCGGGTGAACGGGCTGCCGATGGACACCGTCGGGCTGAAAACCATGCTGTTGAGCTGGCCGAGCACCGCCGCAACGTTGTTCACCGTCGTCTGCGCCGCCGCCAAGGCCACGCTTTCCTTTTCAGTGATGCCGTTGCCAATGCCCGTGCTCAGATTTTGACCCGTGATTTTCGCATCCTCAACCGCGCTATCGCCCTTTTCTTTTGCACTCTGATTGATGCCATCCATCGCTTCATCAATCTGCCTTTGCAGTTCGATTTCCTTAGCACTCAACTGCGTAATTAGTGCATCATCACTCGTTCCACAGGCTTCAACGAGCTGTTCATGTACTTCTTTGAATTGCGCCTTCAAACTTTGCACATAACTGTCTGAATAATCAATCGTAGTCTGATCACCCGTGTCAAACAGCTCCTGCAAGTAATTTGAAACATCCTCAAAGGTCAGCCAGTTTTCCGGGCTTAACCAGCTTGATTTGTCCCATTGGATAGGTCGATCATTTCCATGCTCCATGAATGTTTTCCAAAAGCCTTTTTCCGTGATCTCGCCAAGCAGAGCGTTGACTTCTTCCAGTGCTGCTGCCAAATTGTTTTTGATCGGCGTGCTGACAATTCCGGCTTTTTCACCCAAGCCTGCCCATGCTTCTTTCAGACGATTTGAGGCGCTTTGAGCTTCAATCAACTGTTTATTGTTCTGTTCAAAGCTTTTCTTCGTTTCAACCAGTCCGTTGGCGGTCAGATAAGCCAGCGCAACTTGCAGCTTGCCCGTCGGCGTTTCCGCGTTCTTCATGGCTTCGTTAAATTCATTGACGTCGTAACCCATGGATTCAATGACCTTTGCGAATTGCCCCGTCGCTTCGCCCTTGCTGATGGTCTCCTGAATACTCTGCGCAAGACCGTCGAACGTCGTGCCGTCGTATTTAAGGCACGCACCGACGATGTTGTTGATGGCCTCGGTGATTTCGTCGCTATTCCATCCGGTCTGCGTTAAGGCTCTTACGCCCGAAAGCGCACTTTCGATGCTGCCTGTAATGCTGGCGACTTCATCAGCTTTCTCCTTCGCCCACTCATAATCAAAGCCGTCATCTTCGACGTTCTGCTTGAATATGGCCAGCGTTCGGTTGTATTCTCGGCTGCTTTCTTCTAATTCCGATAATCCCTGGTATACCCCCTGCGCCATATTCCACGCCGACCCGGCGGCCGTGACGAACGACGAACTCTTGATTTCTTCAAGGCTCTGCTTCATCTGTGCGGCCATGCTTTCAAGGCTTTCCTTGGCCTGATCCGCGCCGTCGCCGATGCCGTCCTCCAACTGGCGACCCACGCGCACGCTGTCGCGCCCCAGATCCTGCGCCTCGCGATCGGTCGCATCCAATTCGCGGCGCATCTTTTCCAGCGTTGCCTTGGCGCTGTTGAGCTTGATTTGGTAATCGTCGGTCGCCTTGGCCGTCTCGCCGTATTTCTCGCCCGCGTCCTTCACCGCGCCCTCAAGGCTTTTGACAATCTCCTCCTGCTGGGCAATTTCACTCCGGAGGGTTTGGCTCTTGGCCGTCAAAAACGCCTGCTTATCGCCGTTGGTTTCAAACTCGGCAGAGGCGAGCTTCAGCTCGCTGCCCAGCACGCGCAGACCGCGCTGCGCCTCGCTGAGCGCCTTTTTATACTCGTTTTCACCGTCAAGCGCCAGCGTTGTGCGAATTTCTCTCTTGACCGCCATTTAATCCTCCCATTCGCCCGTGTGCGTGCGCCGAATCCCGTGTTGATCGTCGTCATACGCCCGCCGCGCCAAATACAAATCCATAATCAAACCCGGCGCCATGCGCTCGGCTTCCGGCCAGTTTACGCCGGCAATCAGCGCGTAGGACGCACAGCGCCGGGCAGTCAGGCTCGCGCTTCTTTTTTTTTGAGTTTTTCGGCCACCACGTCGATATCCTCG